AATACAATTTTTTAGTACAGTTTTAATTGCGTTGGATATATCTTTTGTACTTTCACTTTCCAACGCAAGAACTAAAAGTTTTTCCTCTTTTACTAGGAAAGGTCTATACTTAATCGTTTGTCCAGATGAAGGCAACTCAAGTTCATAAGTCGGAGTCGCAATAGTTGGTAAAGGCATAATGTCCTATAGAAGTTTCAGTATTATTATTTATTTTAGTATCTAAAATGGAGCAATTGGTCCAATGTTTCTACCAACATAGGGAAGTCCAGCTTCAACTCTTTGTGGTTGAAATACAGAATAGTCAACTATTTCATCAGATGAGGTAGATTGGTTGGTTATTGTATTTCTTTCTGAAAGAGTATTTAAAAAAGGAATATTGGGATTTCCAGGAGAATTTGGATTTTGTAATAATGTCGGATTTGATGTAATAGATCTAGTTCTAACATATCTCATATAGGAAAATGAAACTGTGCATTTTAAAATACCACTTGCTTCATATGATATAGGAGATGAAATTATGTTTATAGGAAATGCACCAATAAACTGATAAGTCATTGAATTTTTATTATCCTTCTCAAATTTTGTGATATAGAGATTGTCTGTCTTATAACTTCTAGGATAATTCATCCTATAATAACGAGTTCTATCAACATATTCTGTGGTACTAAATGTGCTTCCTTGTCCAGTAATATAATTAATCCAAGTATCTAGATATTCAATTACTTTGTATTCACTATCTACATAAAAAGTAAAATCAATAGTGTCATCATATATTCTCCTATAGGCAAACTTTTCAGTTACTCCAGGATAATCATTGGTTACATCATGAGTTGCTAATGATGAACCCGGAAGATTTGTTTCTGAGCACAAAAGTTCCAGATTGGAAATATCTCCACTAGTAACTCCTCTAAAATCACCGAAAGACGGCAACCCAGGAGAAGGTCCTAATTTTACAAGGTATACTGAAGTTTGAGCGAGGTTTAAAACTCTACTCTTAAGTTCACTAACCGAAAGCGTATTTGGAGATGGACCTGCCATTTATAAATATTTTTGCTTATATATTATGTAGTAAGGATATGGGAGAAAAAAATGCCGCGTGATTCAAAGTATCATCAAGGGTTTTTCCATCCACAAAATCCAGAAAAATATATTGGAAATCCGCGAAATATAGTATACAGAAGTTCTTGGGAATTAAAGTTTATGAGATGGTGTGATAGAACACCGAGTGTATTGAGATATGGTTCGGAGGAATTTTTTGTTCCATATTTCAATCCAGTGAAAAATAAAGTTTGTAGATATTTTCCAGATTTTATTATTGAGGTATTGGAAAATGATAATAAAGTAAGAAAATATATTATAGAAATAAAACCAAAAAAACAAACTATACCTCCAGTAAAAGGAAACAAAAGAAAACAAACATACCTAAATGAAATGAAAACTTATATGGTGAATCAAGCAAAATGGAAATCAATTCAAGAATGGTGTGACGACCGCATGATAGGTTTTCGTGTGATAACCGAATCTGAATTAGGTATCAAATAATGGCAGAAGGTTTTGGTAAGGATATTAGATCTTCTTCATCAAGAGTGAATCAACTTAAAAGAAGAGTCAGAGGTCTTACTGATCCAGATTCTATCATGATGGAAATTTTAGATGTGTTTCGTGAAACTGAATTCATACCAGACGTTGGAAAATATTATACCTTCATATATCTTGCAAAGACACCAGGAATCACTTTTGATGTTCACCCATTGATTGCATGTATTGATATTCAAAGATGGGGATTTAAAGGATTAAACTTTCACTGGGGAACTGTAAGAAATTATACATGGCAAGAGGTAGCAGGACCATTGCATATTATAAAGAACAATGAGATTGACTACTTACGTTCTGTTCCATATGCCAGGTTCTTGAAGAAACCCTAACTAAATAAATAAAAAAGAACTATAAATGTCTCATACTCTACAAAAAATTGAGATACTCAATCCTCTTGTAGTTAAGGAGGATTTCTGATGGTTACTTATCAAGACGCAAATCCACAATATTTTCCGTTAAATATTCCAAACAATTCTGTCAAAAATGTAAGTGGTTACTATGTTACAGTAACTGATACTGGAATAACAACTATTTTTAGAAAAACAAAAGATAATCAAATCACAAACATAGGAGAAATACCTAAAAAAGGAAACTTTAATAATACAGGAAATGCTAGTAGAGAAGAAATTCAATTCATCTCATCAAACAAAAATAAAATTATAACAGAACAAGCAATTCCAGTTCTTAGAAGAGGTATTGGAGAACCAAATGATTCTGGAAATGTAAAAGTAAATGAAATTTTAGGAACCAACTTAGCATCAACACCGCAACCTATACAGGATGGAGTTCCTCCACAAGTTGGAACAGATCCAAGTGGTGCAACTGTTGTTCCTTTCTCTGCAGAAGAACTTACAAAAATAACAGAAAAACAAGGATTTTATTCAGATACTAAACCACTATTGAGATATCCTCTTAATCAAAGTTCTGAGCAATATGATTATATGCAAATTCAACCTGTAGAATATGTTGCAGGTTTTAATATCGGTCGTGATCCAACAACTCAAGTACCATCTGTTACTGAAAGGATAAAAGATACTAGATCATATCCAACCATTTATCTTCCAATGTCCACAAGTATATCAGAAACCAATTCTATTGGATGGGGTTCCGATGAACTAAATCCTATTCAAATGGCATTTGGACAAGCAGCTGCAAATTCAATTAATGCCATTGCATCAAATCCACTTTCTGGAATGAGAGAAGCAGCTTCAAATATAATCAATGCGGCCCAAACAGTTTTAAATGATTCACAACTAGCAAATGCTGCTGCAATTTATTTTGCTGGTCAAGCAGTTAGTGCAAATTTTCTTGGTAGATCTGGTATAGTTCTTAATCCAAATCTAGAACTTCTTTTCCAAGGACCAAAACTTAGAAGTTTTAGATACAACTATACATTCACACCTAGAGATGAAGAAGAAGCAAAAGAGATAAGAAGAATAATTAAAGTATTAAAGAAAACAATGGCTCCAAGAAAAACCGCAGGATCTCTATTTTTAGGAGTTCCTGCGGTTTATCAGATAAGATATATCTACAATGGTGGAGGTGATCACCCTTTCTTAAATAAATTAAAACCATGTGCATTAACTGGATTTAATGTAAACTATGCACCAGACGGAAGTTATATGACATATCAAGATGGTTCAATGACATCATATACAGTTGACATGCAGTTTGATGAACTAGAACCAATATACAATGAAGATATTTCTCAAGATCTTGAGTCAGAAACAATGGATTACTAAGATGACAAAACCTTATTTCAGACAAGTTCCTAACTTCCAATATGTTGATAGGTCTACAGGAGATCAAACTATATCAAACTACACAGAAGTAAAAAATCTTTTCAAGAGAGCAAAACTTCGTGATGATATTTTTTCTGATTTAAGTTTCTTTACCAAGTATTCTATTCTTGGCAATGAAAGACCAGATAGTGTTGCATATAAGTTCTATAATGATTCAACACTAGATTGGATTATTTTACTTTCCAATAACATTATCAATGTTCAAACAGAATGGCCATTAAGTCAACAAGCATTCTACAATTACTTAATTGATAAGTATGGTTCAGAGGAAGTTCTAAATCAAGTTCATCACTATGAAACTATTCAGGTCAAAACATCTGATGGTGCTATAGTAGTTCCTGCAGGTCTCACTGTTCCATCTGACTATAGCATCTCTTACTTCGATTCAAACACTGGTCAGACAGTATCCAATACAAACATTACTGTTGAAGTAACTAACTATGATTATGAAGAAAAAATTCAAGATAATAAGAGAAACATATTCATTCTGAAACCAACATATCTAAATGTTATCTTCAATGACCTAGAAGATATTATGCCATATAAAAAAGGTAGCACTCAATATGTGAATGCTACCTTGAAGAGAGGAGATAATATTAGATTATTCCAATAATCACTCTTCTGCTAGACGTTGAAAGTATGAGAGTGCGTCATCTTCATCTTCATCAACTTGCTTGTTGACTACAGGAAGTGAAGGTGAAGGTGACTTAGAGCGAGCAAAGGATTGTTCCAGTTCAGCAATCACATTCTCTTCTTTAGAAGGAGTTTGAACATAGGATTCATACTGTTCCTCTTGCTCCTGAACTGCAGCACGAGCACTCTTCTGACCTAGAACCATTTTCAGACGCTTCTCAAGATCTTCATAGGACTTGAATTGATCTGGAGCAGTTACCGCTGCGAGCGAGTATTGCTTCTTCCAGACGGCTTCAAGAGCATCATCATCATCCAGGAGTGGTGCAACGCGGTCAAATTCTGACTTGTCGTAGTTCCAATACCCATCTTTCTTTACGATTTTGAGTTTAAAGTTAGCACCCTGCCAGAAGTCAAAAGGATTAATAGGAGTTTCATCCTCAAACTCAGGTTGCATTGCTTCCATGATCTTATCAAAGATCTTCTTACCATACTTGAACAGGAAAACCTTACCTTCGTTTTGAGGATTAGTGGGATCCTTTACAACATAGATGTTAGAGTAGTAAGACAGTTTACGCTTCTGCTTACGAACAGTTTCTTTGTCTGCATCATGACCACTATTCCAGAGTTCGCGGTTGTGCTCGGACACAGGATCTTTCTGACCAAGAGTGGTCAGAGAGTTTTCAATGTACCAACCACCAGGACCTTGGAAGGCATGAGTATAGAGTTTTGCCCAGGGAAGTTCTTCACCTTCTGGTGCAGGAAGGAAGCGAATCACTGCAAAACCGTTACCAGTTTTGTCCATTTCAGGTTTCCAGAGACGCTCATCTGCGCTACCAGAAGTTGTACTCATCTTCTCTACTTCTTTTACCAGTTTTGCAGTGAGCGAACCAAGAGAAGATTGCTTTTTAAGATCGTTAAAAGACATTCGGATTACCTCGTATTTGTACGGATTTGGCTTGTGTGTACCTCGTTATTCTACAGGTCTGAACCTGTTTCGTCAATCCTTTCGCGCATTGCTTCAAGCATCTTGCTCATGTTGTTAAAAATCACATTCATATCAACGTTTGATGGAAGACCCATCATTGACGCTGATTCAGCAATACGTTTTTTCATTTCTTGTGCTTCAGGATCATCTGATAAACTCAGGCGAGTATAAAGCACTTTTTGTTTTTCTAAAAGTTGTCCAAGAAGATTTACATGAAACATCTTTTCCTCTTTAGTCATACGAGGAAAATCAAAAACATTTTTATAAATTTGTTCTTGCATTTCTGAGATTTCAGTCATCTCTGCACGGACGACTTCAGATTTAAAGAAACTCATGCATCTCCTAGAATAATTTCTTTTAGAATTTTACGATAACGGAATACATCAATATTTAGAAAAGGATTGTACTTTCTAATTTTACGACTGACGGTTTGCCACACCGGGTCTTGTAATTTTTGGTCATAGTCATTCCCGAACAGGAATATTCTATTGTAAATGACCATAGTTTCCAAGCTAATTTTACCGCTCAGGAACTTTTTAAGAATCAAAGGATGACCTTTTGAACACTGAAATACTTCGTCTACTTTAGTTTGACCGAAGAGTTCCTCTGATTCTTCTTTAAAAACATAAGAGAGCGATTGAACCTTTCTCTTCCAGTTCGTGTATCTCTCCTCTCCTTCTTTAATCATTTCGCCAATCCAGAGTGTTTCTGGATCGGGACAGGATACAAAATTTGCAACAAAGAATTCAACAATCTCTTGATCTGATTTTTGTCTTGCTACTTTTTCGAACCAGAATCTATCTTTCCGTTTGTAGAAAGATTGGACTGTAGCACGACTCTTACCACAATACTTATGATAATCGTAACTATCTTTAGTAAAGTGATTCTTCAGTGCAAGATACTGTCTATAAGCATCTACTGGCATCATTTAAAAAATCAATTTAGCACGGGAAGTTTTCTTTAGAAAGTTAAGTTCCATTGCCTCATATTTAATCTTTTCCTTCAGTGGTTTTGAAATAAGTTTAGGAACAGATTCTACATCGATGTTGTTCTTTTCACAGAAATGAACAATCGCATCGATGTAGTTCATATCTTCATTTGTTTGTACTAAAGATTCAATCTCTTGTGCAAACCTGGAAGGACAAAAGAATTTACTTTCAAGTACTTTCTCTAACTCATTCTCCATTTGACCCAGTATTGTGATGTACAAATTCTTTGATATAACGAACTAATAATCTAATATAGTCGTCTTTGTTTCTTTTGTCAAATACTTTGACTTCTCCACCTGGAGTAACCATTAATGTGATGAGTTTTTTAACTACCTTACCAGTCAGTTCATAATATGCAGCTGCATAGAATGTTTCTTGAACAAAGTAATTTTCAATCCATGCTTCTGGTTTAATTTTTTCTGATGTCTTAAAGTCAATAACAGCAAGTTCACCTTCGTATTCTGCAATGCAATCTACTCTACCTGCTAGTCCAAGATATTCTGAATAAAGAGTTCTTTCAATTGCATGAATATTATTTATCTTATCGAGATATGGTTTTGCATGATGAAACATGTGTTTTGTCAGGAGTTGATAATCATCCCAGTTCAACTCTTTATTTTCAAGATAGTCCTGACATACCTGGTGAAAATCAGTTCCTCTTGCTGTTGCTCTTTTTGTAATACGATTTGCTTCTTCAAGTCCTACTCTTTCTCTCCACTTTACAAAAATCTGACGATTGTAAAATGAAGTAACTGAAGTAATAGAAGGCACCCAATCTCCATTAGGAATGTTATAGAGACGGATGCTTTCTGTTGTTTTACATTCTAGTTCAATATCACCTAAAAAATTATGATGAACAAATGTCATAGATTCAATTCCGATTTTGCAATTAGATATTCCTTACAGAGACCTGAACGAACAATATCATCAACACCAAATTCAATTACATCCACGGAGGGCATAACATTTAGAATTCGCATAAAATCAATAATACCATTCTTTTCTGCGGTTTTCACTAGGTCAGATTGTGTCGCGTCACCACAGAACATAATCTTAGAATCTTCACCAACACGAGTGATAATAGAATCAAGTTCGTGGAAATTTAGATTCTGAAACTCATCGACAATAATAATGCAATTGTCAAGAGTTGTACCACGAATGAAAGAAGTACTCCAAAAACTAATTGTTCCCTGAGTTTTAAGATTACCATAAAGCATCTCAAATGCAGAGTCATCAGGCATCTCAAACATATACTTTACCATATTCTTATATGGAATCTGATAAAGAGAGGACTTATCCTCATGGTCTCCAGGAAGAAAACCAATCTCACGAGTTGCAACAAGAGACCTTACAATATAAATTTTTTCGTAAGGAGATTTTTCGTCAAGTACATCTCTTAGTGCATTGTAAAGAGTGATGAAAGTTTTACCTGTACCAGCGGCACCATATGCAACGATATTCTGATCTTTCTTATAAGATTTGAATAGCAATTCTTGGTTATCTGTCAGAGGTTCAACTGTCCTCATCAAGTCAAGATTAATTGGCTTCTTCCTCTTCATCTGACGATTACTCATTCCAAAAGGAACAGGATTTTGAGGAGTGTTTCTTTTCTTAGAGGGCATAATTTATCAAACTGGTTTTACTTTTGAACCGGGTGCTTTTGATGCTTTATGAAGAACATCATTCCAACCTGGATGAGTTTTACGAAGTCGGTCATAAACTTCACCGACTTCTGCGGATGAAGGACAAGTTGATGGATCAGACCAATCTCTTTCCCATTGTGGATTGTCTTGTTTCCATTGATCCCAATCAAGGACACTCATTTTAACTTCTTTCTGTTCACCAGTTGCTTTATTAACTACAGGATACGTGGGCAATTTAAAC